AAGGACCGAAGGATTTGCTTATGGCCACAGCTCGTTCTCGCAGTAGAGACAACCGATCGAACATTAGTGGTTCCTATAGGAACTACTCGATCGGCTCTACTACGAATCGCTCTGTGCTCACAGGCACTGATGGTACTTGCGATGACACTATTGGCAATTACCCAAACCCTAACGGTTTGGATATTGTCAGTAAATCACGCTATTACCCTCAGTTGGTCGGTCAGCGTGTTAACGCTGTAACGGGTGTAATCGAAAGGGAAATGATAAATTTCCCAGTTGGCTACCACCCCGGCCCGACCGACCCACGCTCCGTCTTCCCAGCATTGACTACGCTGCAGAAGTCGAACTATGCGTGGAGTATCCTTGAACGGACTAACCCGTCCGCCCCCGACGTAAGTCTTCCGACTTTCGTCGCGGAGTTTAGGGATATACCTTCGCTGATAAAAAACTGGTATGGACTTTTACATAAAGTCCAACTCGGCAAGTTAATCAGAAATGAATTAACTTGGCTTGAGCGAAATCGCCAGCTCGATCGATTAATTACTCGATCGCCTGAGCTTCTCGCTGCCGGCCACTTAACGTGGTCTTGGGTCATTCGGCCCTTTATCAGAGATGTTTCCTTAATGTGCGACTTCGTCTTTCTCACTTAAAAGAGAATGATGATGCTTCGCCAATTAAAGGCAAACAAAGTCCTTAGAAGGCGCGTCCAACTTGCTAGCAACTACCAATTAGATCAGCAACCCAATCAGATTTTACATTCTGAGGGGGTTGTCCTAAAAGGTACTCGCCGAACGGTCTTCACTGAGAAGACTTGGGGTACAGTCCGTTACAGGATTCCTACTCCAACTTCGTGGTTCTTCTACGAGGATGCTAAGCTTTGCCGTATGGCAAAGCAACTCGTATACGGAATCACGACGCATGAAGCGCTAGCAACGGCCTGGGAATTAATGCCCTGGTCGTGGTTTGTGGACTGGTTCACAGGTGTTGGTAAGGTCATTAAGGCCACTAACAACACACTGGGATTAGTACACAGCGATTGTTGTCTTATGCGGCACACTTTAAGTGAGTCCGAATTTGACATCAATTGGGCTGCGTCTGAAAAGTGGGCTCGCCCTCAAGGCGAGTTCTACGAGAGGTTTGAAAGGAAGGAACGATTTGTCGTTGCTCCTATCATCCCCTTCGCGCCGACGACTCTTCCGCTCTTTGAGCTGAAGACAATGTCGATCCTAGGCTCTCTTGCGGTTCTGCAGACGAAGCCTGGGCGTACTGTTACACCCAAGAACGTTCAGAACATCAAGAAGGCTCTCTACTCCCTAGTCAGGAGAAGATAGTTCCTTGAGCAAGAGAAAGGCCCGCTATGTTAGCAGATCCGTTGGTAATTACCGTTGGTGGTAACGCAAAGAGCCTCAACAGGATTAACCAAGATGGTTACTCCTCTGAGTACCTATTGCGAGACTCTACGACGGAACATCGGCTCAAGGTCCGGCACAGCCAAACCAAGGCTGATCCTGCAGGACAAGTGTACGATCGCCACAATGTTGAATTCACTGTGGTGACGTTCGCTAGTGGAGCAACA